AGGTGATAGAGATAGCCCTTAATGATGAGCATCCCCATCAATTAGTAGCCTTGAAGATGTGTCTTGATAGGACTCTTCCTGTTTCTTTGTTTGAAAAGGACAAGTCTCAGAGGTCAGCAGTGACCATCAATATCACTGGATTAGGACAAGAACCACTGGTAGTAGATACTGAACAACCTGAAGATGTAGAGGCTAAATATGGTTAATTGGACTGTTACTATTCACAAGCCTAGTTGTCTGAGTAAGAATACATTTCTTGTTCCTAGAGACCATATCGCCACTTTGGTAACAGCATTAATGAGTGGGCAAGATTGGTGCGATGGTGATTCCATAACAATAGAACCTTCTAATATGGAGTACTTTGATGGCTGATCTCAACTTCTCTCTACTTCCTTGGCAACAAGAGGTATTTAAGGATACAACTAGGTTCAAGGTTGTGGCTGCTGGGCGTAGGTGCGGTAAGTCACGTATGGCGGCAGTTACCCTTCTGATTGAAGGACTCAAGTGTCCACAAGGCTCTGCGGTTCTCTACGTTAGTCCCACTATGGGACAATCAAGACAGATTATCTGGGACTTATTGCTAGACCTTGGTAGAGAGGTTATTCAGTCTTCCCATGTGAACAACCTAGACATTACCCTGATAAACGGGGCTAGGATATACGTTCGTGGTGCGGATAGACCTGATACCCTTCGTGGTGTCAGTCTGACCTATGCCGTTCTCGATGAGGTTGCCGACATCAAACCAGAAGCATGGGAGCAGGTCATTCGAGCCAGTTTGTCTGATAAACGGGGTAGAGCACTCTTCATCGGCACTCCTAAAGGACGCAACTGGTTCTACGATACCTTTAAACTAGGCGAGTCAGAGGATGATCCTGATTGGAAAGCGTGGCACTTCACCACCGCTGATAACCCTCTAATTGACGCAAAAGAGATAGAAAGCGCCAAGAAGACCCTGAGTACCTTTGCTTTTAAGCAAGAGTACATGGCGAGTTTTACCAATGCGGGTTCTGACATCTTTAAAGAAGAGTGGATCAAATACGGGGTAAAACCTGAACATGGAAGCTATTACATCGCTGTTGACCTTGCAGGATTTGAGGAAGTTGCCAAACAAGCAGCTAATTCTAAGAAGCGTCTGGACGAGTCTGCTATCTCTATCGTGAAGGTAACAGACGATGGGAAGTGGTTTGTTGAGAAGATTGAACATGGGCGCTGGGACATCCGTGAGACTGCTTCTAAGATACTGATAGCCATTAGGGACTACCGACCCCTTAGTGTAGGGATAGAGAGGGGGGCGTTAAAGAACGCTGTTTTGCCCTATCTAAGCGACCTTATGCGAAAAAACAACACCTATGCCCACATCATAGATTTGACCCACGGGAATAGAAAAAAAGCGGATCGAATCATCTGGGCTTTACAAGGTAGGTTCGAGCATGGCAGAATTGTGTTAAATTCGGAAGAAGATTGGGATGAGTTCGTAGACCAGTTAATTCTGTTCCCCGCACAAGGGGTACACGATGACTTGCCTGACTCCCTTAGTTACATTGACCAACTTGCTGTCACTTCGTATATGGAAGAAGATGACTCCGAGGAGTGGGAACCAGTAGATATTATTAGCGGGGTATAAGGATGGATGCGGCTTTAACAAAGATTTTGCAAAAGGCTTCTGATAACCCAGAGTATCAGACGCTTGCAAATTACTTGATGAGCCGTAGATCAATGCCTCAAATGCAAAGAGAGTTTCTTGGAGACAACACTCTAGGTTCTTTTGTAACGCCAGGTCTTTTTAGTTCTGGAAAAGTACCAGATAGAGGCATTCTAAAAGTAAATAGGTTTTCTGAATATCAAGACCCAAGTACAGTTGTGCCTACAGTTACGCATGAAATGACTCATGCTGCTGAAAGACAATTGATTAAGCAATATTACGAAGTTAAAGCAAAAAAAGATAAAAGTGAGCTTGAAACACAATTTATGGATAATTTTCAAAAGATTATTGGTTCTAGCAAACCTGAGATTGCAAACTGGTTAAAAAGTGTTGCTCCTGAATATGCCAAACAAGGCGAAGGTTATCGTTCAACAAGTACAGAAGGATTGGCATTCGGGTTGCAAAATGCGGCATTTGCCAATACTGGATCACAAAGATTTGCTCCAGAGCATATTGACCCTACAATTGCAACATCTCTAATGCTTTTATTAGATCAAGCTCAAAGAGTACAAAATCAACAGCCCGCTTCTCAAGGTAGGTAAAGGACAATCATGGAATATCAAGAACCAACCGAGTCCGACAAGGAAATAGTTAACTTTGTTGTTAACCATTGTGATCGTTGGAGGGATTGGAGAGATGTTAACTGTCTTGATGATTGGCTAGAGTACGAGCGTATCTTCAATGGTGAGTGGGATGTCCAAGACAAAACCCGTGAATCTGAGAGAAGCCGAATCGTTACCCCCGCTACCCAACAAGCCGTAGAGACACGCCATGCTGAAATCATGGAAGCTATCTTTGGTCAGGGTGAGTTCTTTGATATTCAAGACGATATTCGTGATGTTAACGGAAGTCCCCTAGATGTCGCTGCTATCAAAGCACAACTGATGGAAGACTTCAAAGTAGACAAGATTCGCAAGTCTATTGACCAGATTGAGCTACTTGCTGAAATCTATGGTACGGGCATTGGTGAGATTGTTGTCAAAACAGAGAAAGTCTTTGTTCCCGCTACTCAGGCAATACCTGGTCAAATGGGACAAGCCGCTATCGGAGTGGTAGAACAAGACCGCATTGCAGTCAAGATTGTTCCTGTAAACCCCCGTAACTTCTTGTTTGACCCCAATGGAACATCTATTGATGACTGTATGGGCGTGGCTATTGAGAAGTATGTCTCTATTCACAAGATCGTAAAAGGTCAAGAAGAAGGCATCTACCGCAAGGTAAAGGTCGGTACTGACTCAATGGACACAGACTTAGAGCCTACCCAAGAAGTTTCCCAGTACGAAGACGATAAAGTTAAACTTTTGACCTACTATGGTTTAGTTCCTAGAGAGTACCTTGAACAGTTGGAAAACGAAGATGGTGAAGTAGAGGATTTCTTCCCTGAAGACTCCACCAAAGATGAATATTCCGATTTAGTCGAAGCAATTGTCGTGATTGCCAATGATGGAACGCTTCTCAAAGCAGAAGCCAATCCATACATGATGAAAGACCGCCCGATTCTTGCTTATCAGGACGATACAGTTCCTAATCGCTTGTTGGGTCGTGGTACTGTAGAGAAGGCTTACAACTCACAAAAAGCTATTGATGCCCAAGTTCGTTCACACTTAGATTCACTAGCCCTCACTACTAGCCCAATGATGGCTATGGATGCTACTCGTCTCCCCCGTGGTGCTAAGTTTGAAGTAAAGCCAGGTAAAGCAATCCTGACAAACGGCAATCCAAATGAGATTCTGTTCCCGTTCAAGTTCGGCAATACTGATGGTTCTAACTTAACAACCGCCAAAGAGTTTGAACGTATGCTTTTGATGGCAACAGGAACTCTTGACTCTCAGGGAATGATTACTGCGGTGTCTAGGGATGCTGGTCAGGGTGGTATTTCGATGGCTACTGCCTCGATTATCAAGAAATACAAGCGTACCTTGGTGAATTTCCAAGAGGATTTTATGATCCCCTTCATCACCAAAGCCGCTTATCGCTATATGCAGTTCGATCCAGAGCGTTATCCTACTGTGGACATGAAGTTTATTCCTACTGCTGCTTTGGGAATCATTGCTAGAGAGCATGAGCAACAACAGTTCATTGCGCTTTTACAGACCCTTGGCCCGAATACACCTGTTTTGCCTATCATTTTGAAGGGCATCATGGCTAATTCTTCTCTGTCAAACAGATTTGAGTTAATTGAGATGCTCGACAAGATGGCTGTTGCTGATCCACAAGCCCAACAAGCGGCTCAGATGCAACAACAATTGGCTATGCAACTGGCTCAGGCTCAGATTGCTGTCCAAACTACACAAGCAGAGCAGAACAAGGCAGAGGCTCAGAAGTTGTTAACAGAGGCTCAGTTGATGCCTATTGAATTGCAAGCTAAGAGCATGGCGGCTAACACCAAGAACCTCCCAACTGATGATGCTTTGGCTTCACGAGAGTTCGATAAACGAGTCAAGGTTGCTGAATTGATGCTAAAAGAGGCAGATATTCAGAACAAGGCTAAGATTGTTGAAAAACAGATGACTAGACAATGAATCCAGAACTTCAACGCTATTACGAAGAGCGCTTCTCAATGATGTCCACTCAAGGGTGGATAGATTTGATGGAAGATGTTGACAAAATGATAGAACCTTTGAATAATATTTCAACGATTGCAGATGAAAAAAGTCTACAATTCAGAAAAGGTGAGTTATCTATACTTATTTGGCTGAAAAACTTGAAACAGGTCAGCGAAAGAGCATTTGAGGACTTAAATGAGAAGAATGTATGAATTTGCCTGTATAAACGGGCATAAGACAGATAGATTTGTTGTTTATGAGACAACAAGTCTGAAGTGTGAGTGTGGTGAGGAATCTCATCGCATTCTCTCAGCGCCAGCTTTTAAGCTAGAAGGGTGGTCTGGAGCGTTTCCATCATCGCATGGGAAGTTCGAGAAAAGCCATTTGGATAAGTTAAAGGCTGAACGCAAAATCAACTCATAAGCAATTATGCCGAGTTGAATCTCCTACAACCGATTGACGGCAGGAAAAGGAAAGAAGTATGTTGATTGATGACGACAAAGAAGAGTTGGGCGAGTTAGAGATCGAACAGCAGAAGATCGAGCAGAAGCCTGAACTCCCTGAGAAATACAGGGATAAAAGTTTAGACGACATTGTGAAGATGCACCAAGAGGCTGAAAAGCTCATTGGTAAGCAAGCACAAGAAGTAGGCGAGGTCAGAAAGCTAGCCGATGAACTCATCAAACAGAACCTTAGTTCCAAGCAGCAGACTAGACAGGAAGAGCCTGAAGTAGATTTCTTTGAGAATCCACAGAAGGCAATTCAGAGGACTGTTGATAATCACCCTGACATCCAAGCGGCTCGCATGGCGACTCTTGAGATGAAGAAGGCGCAAATTCAGCAGAGGTTAGCGCAAGAACATCCCGACTTTGGTGAAATCGCCAGAGATCAGGATTTTGCAAATTGGGTGAAGTCTAGCCCTGTTCGCATTAAAATCTTTGAGCAAGCCGATGCGGGATATGATTTTGACTCTGCCAATGAATTGCTATCGACCTATAAACAGCTACGTTCTGTTAAACAGAAGCAAGTAAGTGATGAAGGTGAGGTAACTCGCAAACAGAACTTAAAAGCAGTAGGTGTAGATGTAGGTGGTTCTGGTGAATCATCAAAGAAGGTATACCGAAGGGCAGACCTTATTCGGCTGAAAATGCAAGACCCAGATCGGTATGATGCTCTAAGTCAAGAAATTATGACGGCATACCAAGAAGGTCGAGTTCGTTAAACTTTAGGAGATTTAATTATGGCATATCCAACACCAGCGGTAACCACAACAACCGCAGCAACGTTCATCCCAGAAATCTGGTCAGATGAAATCGTAGCCTCATACAAGAAAAACCTTGTATTGGCTAACCTCGTAATGAAGATGAACTTCAAGGGTAAGAAGGGTGATGTAGTTCACATTCCAGCTCCTACCCGTGGTTCAGCTTCTGCAAAAGCCGCCTCTACTGCTGTCACTTTGATTGCAGATACAGAGACAGAAGTTACTGTTAACATTAACAAGCACTTCGAGTACTCACGTTTCATTGAGGACATCGTTGAAGCACAAGCCTTGAATAGCCTTCGTCAGTTCTATACTGCTGATGCTGGTTACGCTCTGGCTCGTCAAGTAGACACTAGCTTGATCCAGTTGGGTCGTTCTGCCAATGGCGGTACTGCTGGTAGCGCACGTTACACAGGTGGTTTTGTTGGTGGCGATGGTACAACAGCCTTCGACTACTCAGCAAACACCAACACTGGTAACGCTTCTGCTCTGACCGATGCGGCTATTCGTCGTACTATTCAGCGTTTGGATGACAATGACACTCCTATGGATGGTCGTTTCTTTATCATTCCTCCTTCAAGCCGCAATACGTTGATGGGTCTTGCCCGTTACACTGAACAGGCTTTTGTGGGTAATGGTAATGCAATCCGCAATGGTGAAATCGGTCAACTGTATGGTATCCCCGTGTACACATCTAGCAATGCTGACCATGCGTCTGCAACTGCCGCTTACCCAACAAGCGGTACTTCTATTGCTCGTGTCTGCTTGATGGGTCACAAGGACGCTATGGTTTTGGTTGAGCAAGTGGGCATCCGTTCACAAACTCAGTACAAACAAGACTACTTGGCTACTTTGTTTACGTCTGATACTTTGTATGGCGTTGCCGCACTTCGTTCAGCCGCCACAACTGGTGAGGCTTTGTCTTCTTCCATGTTTGCCTTGGTTGTTCCTTCTTGATAACAACCTTTCCCCTCGCCTTCGGGTGGGGGGATTTTTACATTAAGGAGATTTATTATGGCAGCAGCAACAGCAGTTACTTCCCGCAGGGGAAATGACCAGTTCCGTGGTCTATTTACAGACACTTGGGATGTTTCTTGTACGCTTGATAGCGCATCAGTTCTTACGACTGCAACCGCTACAGATACAGTTACAGTACCAGGCGTTGCATTGGGCGACATGGTTATCGGTATGTCTGTTGGCGTTTCTGAGGCAGGTTTGGTTCGTAGAGCCTATGTTTCAGCCGCTGACACAGTTACTATCGTGACTTACAACCCTACAGCAGGTACTGTAGACTTGGCATCAACCACATTGAACCTTATTGTGGCTCGTGCGGTTTAATTAAAGGGGGCTAATACCCCCCTTTTTTTGGAGTTTTTATGGCTACTTTTCGTTGTTTACAGTCAGGAAATACAGTAACTTTCACCTATCAGCATGATATTGATAGCATGAAAGGTCATCAAGGATACGTTCTTGTTGAGGAAACTCCAAAGAAAGACGAAGACAAGCCTAAGTTGGGCAGACCAAAAAAAGAGGTTTCAAATGTCGGAAATTGATCCAAGAGAATTCGGAAAACTTGAAGCCCAAGTTGAGGCTTTACAGGCAGAAGTCCATGCACTTCGCCAAGATATTAAAACGCTTTTAGAAATGGCTAACAAGTCTAAAGGTGGGTTTTTCGTTGGAATGGCAATCGCCTCTATTGTTGGCGGTATCATTTCTTTCATTGCAACCAAGCTAGTTCGATAAGGATTTATATGCCACAAGTAGGAAACAAGAAATTCCCATACACAGAAAAAGGCGAGAAAGAAGCCAAAGAGTATGGCAAGAAGAAATCTATGCCTGTTACTGTAATGATTGCTATTGGTAAGCCTAAAGCCATGCCTACTCGTGGTGGTCGTACTGCTACTAACATGATGAAGAAATCTGGAAGAGGTAAATAATGTCATCTTTAACTACTCCCGTTACTTTACTTAGTGCTGTTACTGCCACAGGTGCTTCTAAGGCCGTTCAAGCCGATGCTGGTCAACCTGCATTCCTTCAAGTTACAGGCATCACGACTGCTACTGTTGCTTTCCAAGGAAGTTTAGATGGAACAACATACGCAACGATTGGCACAGCATTAACTGCTGATGGCATTGTTACTATTGCCAATGCTCCTAAGTATCTAAGAGCCAATTGCACAGCTTACACATCTGGAACAATTACCGCCAAGGTTTTGTACTAATATGAAAAAGACCAAAGCTGAAGCAAAGATTAGCAAGGTCATGCGTGAATATAAAGCAGGAACTCTCCATTCTGGTAAGGGTGGCCCTGTGGTGAAGAATCCTAAACAAGCTATTGCCATTGCTATTTCTGAGTCTAAGAGGAAGAAGAAATGAAACAAGGTCTTTACGCTAACATCAATGCCAAACAAGAACGCATCAAAGCTGGTTCTAAGGAAAAGATGCGTAAGGTTGGCTCTAAAGGTGCTCCTACTGAGGCGGCATTTAAGGCTGCGGCTAAGACCGCAAAGAAGAAATGAAATCTCCTGCTTGGCAAAGAAAAGAAGGTAAATCTGCGTCAGGGGGCTTGAATGCCAAAGGAAGAGCATCGTATAATGCAGAAACGGGTGGTAATTTAAAACCACCAGTAAAGTCGGGAGATAACCCTCGTAGGGCATCCTTTTTAGCACGAATGGGCAATATGCCTGGCGCTGAGATGAAAGATGGGAAGCCTACCCGACTCCTATTATCTCTTAGAGCTTGGGGCGCAACGTCCAAGGAAGACGCTAAAGCAAAAGCTAAAGCGATCTCTAAGAGGAATAGTAAATGAGGCCAATCTCAGTCGGAGTTGAACCCACAGCCGCTACGCTGACTACTGTTTATACAGTTCCTACGGGTTACTACGCCAAATTTACAGTCATGTATATCCACAATACTGGTGGATCGACAAAACACATTACTGTGGTGTGGAATGATGCAAGTGCCGCTACTTCCTACGACATCCTGACTGAATACAACTTTACTTCTAAGAATTACCTTCAATTTGATGGCAATGCTTATATCGTTTTGGAAGAAGGCGATAAGATTCAAATTACGACTGAAGCAGGTAGTACGTTCAGTTTTATTGCCACATTTGAAGTATTTGGAGCGCAAAGAACATGACCTACTTAGAACTTGTTAACGATGTGCTTACCCGTTTGCGTGAGACTACTGTTTCTACAGTCTCAGAGACAACCTATTCCGCTTTGATTGGCAAGTTTGTCAATGATGCTAAAAGACAGATTGAAGACTCTTATAACTGGAATTGCCTTGCTCAAACAATCACAGTAACGACTACTTCTGGTACAAGTTCCTATGCTTTAACAGGTGCGGGACAGAAGTTCCGTGTTAACGATGCAATCAACACAACAAGTTTGATTGGTCTTCGCAATATTGAGTTTGTGGACATGAACCGCAAATTGAACTTTAGTGCCTCTTCACAATCTATCCCTTCAGAGTTCTGCTTTAGCGGTGTAGATGGCAGTGGAGACACCAAAGTAGACTTATTTCCTGTTCCTAATGGTGCTTTTACTCTGTTGTTTGACCTGACTATTCCTCAAGCTGCTTTGTCTGCTGATGGCACATCTGTGAAGGTTTTGGACTATTTGGTTGCTCAAAGTGCTTATGCTCGTGCTTTGATTGAGCGTGGTGAGGATGGAGGGACTGCTTCCAATGAGGCTTATGCTTTGTTCCGTGGAATGCTATCTGATGCTATTGCATTGGAGTCCACTCGTTACCCTGAAGACAACTTTGTGGCGGTCTAAATGGCATCACCCCTTCAAAGTCAAAGCATTAGCGCACCAGGCTTTTTCGGCCTGAACACGCAAGATTCGCCATTGGATTTGTCCTCTGGCTTTGCTTTAACTGCTACCAATTGTGTAATTGACCAGTTTGGACGTATTGGCACACGCAAGGGCTACACCCATGTTAACCCCTCATCTGGGAATCTTGGGTCTAATCCAGTTGGGGTGATACATGAGTTGGTTCAAACTGATGGTACTTTGACTGTTCTGTTTGCGGGAAACAACAAGCTATTTAAACTTGGTACTGCTAATGCGGTGACTGAGTTGACCTATGGTGGTGGTGGCTCTGCCCCTACTATTACGGCATCTAATTGGCAATGTGCATCTTTGAATGGAATAGCTTATTTCTTTCAAACAGGACACGATCCACTCATTTATGACCCCGCTATAAGTACAACTACGTACCGCAGAGTTTCTGAAAAGTCTGGTTATGTAGGAACTGTTCCTTTAGCCAACATTGCTATTTCTGCTTTTGGTCGTTTGTGGGTGGCTAGTACATCTACAGATAAGGTAACGATTACCTTCTCTGATCTGATTGCAGGTCATGTATGGGGTGGTGGCACTTCAGGAACATTGGATGTTTCTCGGGTCTGGCCCAATGGTGCTGATGAAGTGATGGGTTTGGCAGCGCACAATGATTTCCTGTTTATCTTTGGTAAGAGGCAGATTCTTGTTTACTCTGGTGCTTCTACACCCGCATCTCTTGTTCTATCAGACACAGTAGGGTCTATTGGGTGTATCGCAAGGGATACCATACAAAGCATCGGCACAGACGTCATTTTCTTGTCTGACTCAGGTGTTCGTTCATTGATGAGGACTATCCAAGAGAAGTCTGCACCCCTGAGAGACTTGTCTAAGAATGTACGTTCTGATCTTATTCAATCTTTGGCGGTAGAAACTCTTGCTAATTTGAAGTCTGTTTACTCAGAAAAGAATGCTTTTTACTTGTTGACTCTCCCTGTTACGGCACAGGTCTTCTGTTTTGATACAAAGATGCAACTTCAAGATGGTGCATTTAGAGTGACTAAGTGGGACTCTATTACGCCTTCATCTCTCTATTCGCTTCGCAATGGTGACTTGTACATTGGTAAAACAGGCTTTATTGGCAAGTATGGAAGTTTCTTAGATAACACTTCAACTTACCGATTGAGTTACTTTACCAATCATGCAGACCTTGGTAATCAGAACCAGATTTCTATCCTCAAGAGAATCAAGACAATCATCATTGGTGGTTCTAACCAGTTTGTGACGATTAAGTGGGGCTTTGACTTTGCCGCCAACTATCTGTCTGGAAATGCTTTTATTCCTGAACAACAGAACTATGAGTATGGTTTGGCGGAGTACGGAGTAGCTGAATACTCAGGTGGTTTGCTTATCAAAACATTAGACGTAAACGCATCTGGTGCGGGTAAAATTGTGCAAACAGGTTACGAAACTACTATCAACGGAACTCAGTTGTCGATTCAAAAGATTGAAATTCAATCTAAAGACGGAAAAATATCGTGAGTATGAAACTCACACAAGGAGAATAGATTGTCTAATTATACAAAGTCCACGAATTTCGCTACTAAAGACAACCTCACGCCTGGCGATCCACTCAAGGTCGTGCGAGGTACTGAGATTGATACTGAGTTCAACAACATCGCTACTGCTGTTGCTACTAAGACAGATAACTCTGCTGCGGCAATTACTGGTGGTTCGATTACTGGTATCACAGACTTAGCCATTGCTGATGGCGGTACAGGAGCTTCTACGGCTACTGCGGCTCTTAATAACCTATTGCCTAGCCAAACAAGTAACGCTAATAAGTACCTTCAGACCGATGGAACGAATGCTACTTGGGATGCCGTAACTCTTTCTACTGCCGACATCACAGGCACTCTTCCCGTAGCAAATGGTGGTACAGGTGTAACTTCATCTACTGGTACAGGCTCTGTTGTTCTGTCAAACAGTCCTACTCTGGTGACTCCCGCCTTGGGAACTCCTGCTTCTGGTGTGGCAACTAACCTAACTGGTCTACCGATCTCAACAGGTGTTTCAGGTCTTGGTAGTGGTGTGGCTACGTTCCTTGGAACTCCATCATCTGCTAATCTAGCTTCTGCCGTATCAGATGAAACTGGTTCTGGTGCTTTGGTGTTTGCCAACTCACCTACTTTGGTGACACCGACTCTAGGAACTCCCGCATCCGCAACCTTGACTAATGCTACTGGTTTGCCAGTAAGCACAGGTATTAGTGGCTTGGGAACAGGAGTGGCTACATTCTTAGCGACACCTTCTAGTGCTAATCTTCGTTCTGCTTTGACAGACGAAACAGGCACAGGATCAGCCGTATTCGCTACATCTCCTGCTTTGGTAACACCAGACTTAGGAACACCCTCTGCTGCGACTTTAACGAACGCTACAGGGCTTCCAATCTCTACAGGTGTATCAGGTCTAGGAACAGGTGTAGCAACTGCTCTAGCGGTCAATGTAGGCTCTGCTGGCGCACCTGTGGTTAATGGTGGTGCATTGGGTACACCTTCTAGCGGTACTGTGACTAACCTTACAGGTACAGCCTCTATTAACATCAATGGTACTGTTGGTGCTACTACAGCGACTACTGGTGCTTTTACAACCCTAGCTGCCTCTGGCTCTGTAACCCTCTCTGGAGGCACAGCAAACGGAGTTACTTACCTAAACGGCTCAAAGGTTCTGACAAGTGGCTCTGCGCTTACTTTTGATGGAAGTAAAGTAGAAGTAAGCAATGGAACTTTCAGAGCAAGTAACACTAGCGGTTGGCACACCAACTTAACTGCCACAGGGTTGACAAATTCTGGCACAACAATGGATTTTGATTCTGTCAGCAGTTATCTGTTCAAGATAGCTACAGCAGAACAAATGCGCCTCACCACAACAGGGTTGGGTATTGGTACAAGTTCGCCATCCCGAAAACTTGATGTTGTTGTTTCAAGTAATACAACTTACTCTGCGGCAGATAATGCTAACAATCTCAATCTTTTTAATTCAAGCACTACAGATAGCACATTTGCTAGTATTAGGCTTGGTGCGCAAGGTTCGGGAAGTGGTGGCATTGTAAATCTCTATGGTGTACAGACTTCTTCAACTGGTTCAGCAGATTTTGTAGTGGTCAATCGAAATGCGGGAACATTTCAAGAGAATTTGCGCCTTAATTCCGCAGGCAATCTAGGCTTGGGAGTTACTCCGAGTGCTTGGGGAAGCAACTACAAAGCAATGGAGTTTGGTGACTCTAACAATCAGTCGTTCTTCTACGGGCAGACAAATGCTGATGTAGTTTCAATGGGGACAAACGCATACAACAACAATACAAACTACATTTATAAAAATAACGGCTATTCAACTTTCTATTTGCAATACAACGGGGAACATCGTTGGTCAACAGCCGCATCAGGCACAGCAGGAAACGCTATCTCCTTTACTCAGGCGATGACTCTGGATGCAAGTGGGAATTTGGGTGTGGGGACTACTACTCCAGGCCCATTTAGATTGCAGGTTTCTGGTACTGGCGCCACTCTTTCTGGAACTGCCAAATTTGTTGGTGTTTTTAATGACGCAACTGCAAGTTCTAAAGGCGTTGGATTGGGTTATGACACTTCAAGCCAAACTGGAATTCTTTACGCAGAAACAGGCTCTGCTGCATCTAACTTAGCATTTTGGACATACACGGGTTCTGCATGGGGAGAACGAGCCAGAATAGACTCTAGCGGCCGATTTTTGGTTGGACAAACGACATACTCAACTACAACGGATGGGGTTGCCCTCCAAGCAAGTGGCTCTGTTTTTGCAAAAAGCGGTACTTCCAATACCACAAACATTAACTTGGCAAACGGAAATGGTGTTGTTGGGACAATTAACACAAGTGGCACTTCAACTTCCTACAACACAAGTTCTGACTATCGTTTAAAGAACACCATTGCACCAATGACAGGCGCATTGGCTAAAGTAGCATTACTTAAACCAGTCACCTACAAATGGAATTGTGATGGCTCTGATAGTCAAGGCTTCATTGCTCACGAACTTGCAGAAGTTGTGCCTGATTGTGTAAGCGGTGAAAAAGATGCCGTTGATAAAGATGGCAATCCTAAATACCAAGGCATCGACACATCGTTCTTGGTGGCTACATTGACTGCCGCTTTACAAGAGGCTCATGGTTTGATTAAAAGCCTTGAAACTCGCATTACAGCATTGGAAGCAAAATGACAGAAATCTGGCATCCATGTGCAGGATATGAAACTCACTATGAAGTGAGTAATTTTGGTAATGTTCGTTCAATTGAACGATATGCCAACAATGCTCACAATAATGGTTTACGCAAAATTCAATCAAAAATATTAAAACCTTGCAAAAGTTCTTCTGGATATTTTATTGTTTCTTTTTGTGTTGACAATGTAAAGTCAAATCAAAATGTACATAGATTGATAGCAAGGGCGTTTATTCCAAACGAATCAAACAAACCTCAAGTTAATCATAAGAATGGAATCAAAACAGATAATAAACTTGAAAACTTAGAATGGGTTACAGCGTCTGAAAATGGTTTTCATTCTTATGCAGTTCTTGGTAATGTTGCCAAAAACAAGCCAAAATTTGGTTCAGAAAATCCAAAGGTAAAACCTGTAATTGCCACAAATATGCAAACAAACGAAATAGTTTTTATTGCTGGAACTAGGCAAAAGAAACAAATGGGATTTAGTCAAACTTGTGTTGATAAGGCAATTCGTGAAGGAAAGCCATACAAAGGTTGGACTTTTGAACTAAAAGCATCACACCCATAATCTTTAAAGGAAACAACATGACTACACAATGGACTATAAGCACCCTAGACAGAGATGTCGCCACAGGATATGTTCGCACCGCCCACTGGCAGTGCAATGCAGTAGATGGCGAACACACAGCATCCATCTATTCCACTTGCTCATGGGCAGATGGCACAGTTAACACTCCTTATGCAGATTTGACACAAGCCACAGTTCTTGGATGGGTGTGGGCTAATCGTGTTGATAAACAAGCAACTGAAGATGCTCTGGCGGCTCAGATTGCTTTGCAGAAAGCACCAGTAACGGCTAGTGGGACACCTTGGGGTCAAGCATGAATCTGAATTTAGAAACAAACGAAGTCCAATTCATTTTGAATGTTCTCGGTGAAATGCCAGCCAAATCAGGGGTCTGGCCTCTTATCGTAAAGATTAAAGAGCAAGCAGAGGCTCAATTGCCTAAAGAAGAGGAATAAATATCATGGCCGTAACAAGTCAACAAATTGTAGATTTTCTAACATCAAATCCAGGCATAAGTGATGCCGAAATTGTTGCGGCTATGGAGCAATATGGAGTATCTCCTGCTCAAATGGCTCAAGCTGTTGGCATATCAGAGGGTGAGGTTGCTTCTCGTGTAGCGGCAACAGTACCCCAAGGACAATCAGTAACCCTTGGTGACACCATTGTCCAACCTAACTATCAAGTTATCGGTTCTGGCGAAGATCAGCAGATCGGTGGTCTTGAGAATGTTTATACATATAAAGTTGGTGAAAACAAAACTGGCGGTGGATATAACCAATATAACGCTGATGGAACTCTTGCTCGTACTGGTACTCAACAAAAGGTTGATAGTGGTCTAAAAGAGTTTGCTTTAGGCGCTGGATTACTTTTTGGTGGTCTAGGTGGTGGTTTTGAAAGCCTATTTGGTGGCGGTGGTGCAGCAGGAACAGCGGGTACTATTGGCAACACAGGAATGACCTTATCTGAGTTAACTCAACTTGATATGGCATTGGGTGGTGCTGGTGGTACAACTGGCGCATTGACACTTGCTGAACAACTTGGTGGTTTGGCGGCAGGAACTTTAACTGGTGCGGCTACAGGAACAGGTGCTAGTTCAACAGTAACAGGGATGGGTACTGGCACAGGATTGCTTGCAGGTACTACTGGTCTTGGTTTAAGCACTTTAGGTACAGGTCTTGGTGCAGCAGGAACTGGTGCAGGTATCACATTAGGTACAGGTTTAGGTACAGGTTTAGGTACAGGACTTGGAACTGTTCTTAAAGGCGTAGGCACTGGAGTTGGTACTGGAGTGGGAACTGCACTTGGAACGGCATTAAATACAGGTAATGTTGCCAAACTTATTTCTGGTGGACTTGGGACTGCGGGAAGTTTGCTTCAGATGCAACAATCTAGGGAAGCGGCTCAACAGGCTCAAGCAAGAATTGATGCTGAGACTGCTGCTGCTAAAGCCGCTGCTCAGTTTAGACCTGTTGGCATGACCACAAGGTTTGGTACTTCACAGTTTGCAGTCGATCCAGTAACAGGTCAATTGACAAGCGCAGGATACACATTAAGTCCTGAAGCTAAGAATGCTCAAGATAGATTGGTCACATTGGCTGGTCAAGGTCTAACACAAGCAGAAGGCGCACAGAAAGCCTTTGAACCACTCCAAACAGGCGCTCAGAGCTTGTTTAAACTTGGTCAAGGCTATCTTGCTGAGAAACCTGAAGATGTTGCTAAGAACTATCTTGCTTCGCAAATGGCTTTGTTGCAACCTGGTCGTGAGCTAGAACTTGCTAATCTGCAAAACAGACTGCAACAACAGGGTCGTGGCGGTTTATCTGTTGCTCAAGGTGGCACTATGGGTGCTACTACTCCTGAACTACAAGCTCTGTATAACGCTAGAGCGCAACAAGAGGCTCAATTGGCGGCTAATGCTCAACAATATGGTCAACAACAAGTTCAGTTTGGTGCGGGTCTGTTGGGTACAGGCGCTCAGACTATGGGCAACTACTATGCTGGTCAGCAACAAGCCTATGCGCCTTATACGACTGCTTTGGGACAAGTACAGAACTTGGAGCAATTAGGTCAACAACCATTGACAATGGGTGCGGCTCTTGGCCAACAAGCGGCTACAGCAGGAACAAATGTAGGCAAACTAGGCTTAACAGGCGCTCAACTAAGCACTAATTTGGCAACAAGTGCAAATGCTACTGCTAATCCTTATGCTCAAGCATTGATGGCGGCAGGTAATCCCAATGCTATGTTTGGTCAGGCACTTGGTAATGTGTTTGGCGGTCTATTTTCGTAAGGAATCATCATGGCTGAAAATATAGTAGCGGGTCTGTTTGGTATGACTCCTGAGATGTATCAGGGTCAACAGTACCAACAAGACTTAAAAAGAGGCTATGAATTAGCACAACTAGACCCTGGCGCTGCGGCAAGAGCGCAGTTAGGTGCAAGTGTTGGTCAACTAGGTCGTGGCATTGCAGGTGCTATGGGCATAGAAGACCCTCAGTTAAAGTTAATTAGTGCAAGAAATTCTATTGCCCAACAGATAGATCAGACTGATCCTAAGTCGATCCTAAAAGGCGCTCAAATGTTGTCGCAAATTGGAGACAATCAGGGTGCTATGGCTCTTGCAGAATATGCTCGTAAAGCTCAAAGTGAGATGGCTTTGGCTCAACAACGCACAGAAGAGAAGAGAACGCCTGAAGTGCGTAATGCTCTTGCTTATGCGGGGACTATTGGTGAGTTTGGTTCTCCTGAGTTTAATCGTGCTTATCAACAGAAGTTGATGGAACTAACAAGCAAAGAGAAGCCAGAGGCAACAACACCAGAGCAAAAGAATGCAATAGCATTGGCTTTGACTGCTGGCCCTCAAGGTTCTGCGGCATTTGAAGAAAAATACGCTACTGAATTAGCTCGTTTGACAGATAAGGCTAAGCAAGTTGGTGCAAACATCAAAGAAGTTGGTGTTGCAGAAAGTACTAGAGAGCCTGTTTATTTAGATGTAAATGCTGACCAACAGTTTATCTATAAGAAAGATGAAACTGGTAAACAAGTTCGTGTGCCATTTACAGGTGGCGTTGATAGAACTACTGCTAAAACAAATGTTGGCGGGATTAAATTGCCTGAAGGCGAGTCTGAGTTTGTCAAAGCATTGGGCAAGAAAGACGCTGAACGTGTTGATGCGGCTATTACAGTGCGTGATACGGCTGTTTCTACAATCAACTCACTAAACAAACTTGCATCTTTGCCTGACAATCAATTGATTACAGGACAGTTTGCAACAGGTCGTGTTGGTGCTACCAATTTGTTAGTAACACTTGGTTTGGCTGCTCCTTCTGATACCAATAAACTTGTATCTAGTCAGGAATACCAAAAAGTTGCGGGTGATGTTATCTTGCAAACACTTGGTGGCAAGTTGGGTTCTGGCTTCTCAAATGCGGATCGTGAGTTTATTCAGGGTCTTATTCCTCAACTTGAGACAAATCCTGCTGCTCGTAGACAACTTATTTCTTTCATGCAGAACAAGAATCAAGAGATTGTTAAAGAATCAATCAGACTTGAAAACTATGCTCGTGAGAAAAAAGGTCTGTCAGGGTTTGAGCCTAAGATTCCAATGTCTGTTGCACCAAGCCAACCTAGACCTTATTCTGGCTTAACAAATGAGCAACTTGATGCAAAAATTCGAGCCGCACAAGCTCAACAACCACGATAAGAGGTAAAGCATGGCTGATTCATTAGCAGAACTGATTGCTGAAAGAGAAAGACGCTCTGGTCGTGTTACTGGTGGTGTTCGTAGTGTTCTTGAAGAACCTGAAGAAACAACTACTCTACAAGAGGTTAAAAGGGCTGTTACATCTCTTTTAAAAGGCTCTACTAAGGGTGTTATTGATGTTGTTGGCGGTTGGGGCAATCTTTACGATTACATCAAGAAGAGCAAAGAACCAAATCCTTTGTCTAGCGTTGGTTTGGTAAACGCTATCAACAATGTTGGTGGCCCTGACTTGATGAAAATTGAGGGCTATAAAGGTCTGTACCAAATGGGTCAGGCTGGTGGCCCTGCGGCAGTAATGTCAGCAGTAGCACCAGGCAGTAGTTTGTTTAGATTATCTACTCCTGCTAGAACTGCGGGTGCTGAATTCACTACCGCAGGTACGTTGGGTCTATTGTCTCAACAAGTCGCCCCTGAAAGCCCTATGGCTCAGTTAACCATGCAAACCTTGCCATACTTAGTTGTGGGTGGTGTTCGTGGTTATAGTGCCAAAGGTCAACAAGACAAAATCAACGAATACAAGAAATTGCTTCCTGAAGGCGATAAGAACATTTTTGATGAGTTTATGTTGCGTGGTCAGGCATCTTCTGACCCTGTTATTGCCGCAGACATTGCAAGACTTTCTAGGTCGCCAAAGTATTTAGAACTTGTTACTGCTTTAAATGAAGGCGCTGCCAAGAAAGCCGTTTTGGGTGTTGAGCCTAAAGCCGCTGCTTTGACCCAAGAACAAGCAAAAACTGGTGTTATTCAGGGCATTCAGAACAAACTTGAAGCCATCAGAGACAGTAAATCTGCTGGTTTATTTGAGAAAGCTAAGGGTTATGGGGCAAACCTTCCATTAGTTGACCCATCTACTACATTGGCAAACATTGATAACCTAGTTGCTAGATATTCTGCACAAACAACACCAAATGCGGATCGTGCTGTTCAGGTACTGCGAAATATTAGAGAGCGTTTGGTTACAGAAGTGCCTGTTAACCCAGAACAAGTTGCTCTCAGGGGTGCTACTGGCCCTATTGAGATGACAAACAAGCGCACTGTTGAACAAGTACAGGGTGTGTTGTCTGAGTTTGGTAAGAAAGCATCTGCTGGCGACAACTTAATTAAAGACTTGTCTATTTCTGATGAGCGAATCATCTCTAGTGCTATTTTTGGTGGCATGAAAGACGATTTGAGGAATGCTATTAAAACATCCTCAGGCAACGATAAAGCGGCTTTGAACTTATTGTCAGAAGCCCGTAATCGTGTTGAGAAGTCAAGCACCGCTTATCGTGAAGCAATCTCTCAGGGTATGCCAGCTTATCTGCAAAACAAAACACTTGCAGAAGTGTCTCCTGAAGAACTTTTGGTTACCTACAAAGCATTGACTCCTAATCAAAGGGCAACAATGCGTTCTTGGATTGAGAACACCGATTCTGCTGCTTTATCTGTTCTTGATAAACAAGTATTTGATGACTTTGTAAGCAAAGCCAGAACACCTAATGCTCTAGGAGTTGAGACTGTTAACTTAGAGTTAATGGCTAAAAACTGGCGTGGTCTTAATACTGTTGACAAAGACGCTTTGGCTACTGCTTTAGGTACTAATGCAGCAGAGTTTGGCAGTCGCATGAAAGATGCTGAGTTGATGACCAGGAAGATGAGTGTTAGTCAGCCAACAGTACCTCCCATTATTGGCGGTGAGACTGTTCGTGAAGCATCTGCTGTTTTGGGTGCTGCGGGTGGTTATGCAACATCTAAGGTTGGTCAACTTGGTTTAGATATTGTCAATTCCTTTAGTAAGGGTGGCTTGAATGAAGACCAATTGATGAAGGCTTTGCTTACTCCTGAAGGCGCTCAATTCTTGAAGACTGCGGCTTTAAGCCCAAGGTCTGAAAAAGTTCTGTCAGATTTGACCAAAATGGAGAATTCCAATCCTGTCGCACGATGGATGGTTGGAACAACTGCTCGACTAGGCCCAAGAATGGCTAGTGCAGAACAACCTACTGTTCAAACACAAGAAGAAGCAACTGTTGGTCAGGATGAACTTGCTGCCTTGCTTCAAGAACAAGCATTGCGTCAACAACAACCTGCTCCTGTGGAGCAATAAGTGAAAGACGGGCTGTTTGCTATCTCAGTAGCAGCCCTGATTCTCTGTTTTGTAATTTTTTGTAGTTATATTATTGTTTGGGCATTTCCGTGATCGCCTTTCTCTTGGCGGCAACCATAGAGTACCGATGTATTAAATGGACTTGGACTGGCGATGTTTTTAATCGCAGAGTAGTCTGTCTCAAGTGGGAGAGAAAGAAGTGATCGATCCAATTACGGCTCTGGCGGGAATTCAATCCGCTATTTCGATGGTCAAGAAAGCAGCGGGAGTTGCCCAAGACCTAGGTTCACTAGCGCCCATGATTGGCAAGCTATTTGACGCTAAGTCTGTAGCTACCAAAGCCATGCTTCAGGCTAAACAGTCTGGCAAAGGCTCAAACATGGGTACGGCTTTGCAGATTGAGATGGCTTTAGAACAAGCCAGAGCGTTTGAGGAAGAGTTAAAGATGCTCTTCATGCAGACAGGCAAGATTGACGTTTGGAACAAGATTAAAGCCCGTCAAGCAGAGATGGACTTGGCAGATGCCAAAGAGATAAGTGCGCTAAAGAGGGCAGAGAAAGCAGCCAAAGAAAAAGAGCAAGAGATGAACGAACTAGCCATGATTATTGGCGGTTGTGCGTTTGTGTTGTTCTTGGTATTTGTTGGTGTAAATGAGTTGATGGAATTTTGTGCAACGACTCGTAGATGTGGCAGATGAATGAGTACCAGAAGACCTTTGACTTGTGCTTAAAAATCTTCGTTTACGGGGTGGTAGCGCTTTATTTCTTGGGTTTTCTGAAGTTCTTACCTGATGATCTGTCAGACAGAATTGTTAATCTTTTACTTGGAAAGGTTGGATTGGGCAAATGAGAATCACCACTTACCAACAGAATGCTCAAATGTTGTCAGAGGCTCACCGAGTGATCCACCAACAGAATATGAAGCGCTTGGCAGAGTTAAACCAACAAGCTCAACAACAACAGAAAGCCCAAGAGATTAAGACTCAATGGGCTAAAGTGGATGTTAAGGTATGAGATATCTAATCTTACTACTTTTGTTAACAGGATGCGAAGACCGCTACAGGTACTTTTGCCAAAACCCAGATAACTTTCATGCTGAACAATGCCAGAAACCTAAATGTTTGTTTACCCAACAATGTCCTGAATACTTAGTAGCCCCTATTTTGGAAAAGAAAATCAATGACATCCAACCAGAAACCAAACCTAACAACTGAAGAATTTGAGGTTCGTGTGTGGGGATTTGTGGTCATTGTGGTGACCTGTATCCTGTGCTTTATCGTCATTGCTTTGCTCTATTCTGTCACCTTTGTGACTCAGCCCATCAAAAGTATGGCCCCGATTGACCAAGCCTATACCAAGATGTTGAACGACATTGTTCTTTTGATTGTTGGCGGTATCGGTGGTGTGATGACTAAAAGAGCCGCTGGAGCAGTTTCTAAGGCTTTTGGAGCGCCTCAACCTCCGATGCAACCAATGTGTCAACCAATGGGTTATCAAGGCTCTCAGGGCGGTTTTAACTCCTCCTATGGGTCTTCCTAGCCCCTCCGCAATCTGCTTATGGTTTGCCTTCTCAACCTTTCGGGGCTATGCCTGTTTGGAAGAACCCTGAGTTGGATGAGAGTTGGACACCTGGCCCTCCTCCGACTACCCCTCCTGACCACCTAGAAGACGACCATGAGCGTGAAGAGTTGGCTCAAGCAAGAAAAGAGGCTGAATAATGTTACCTTTACCTCTCCCGTGGCTGATTGTGGGTGTTCTAGTGTCTCTATTTGGGTCTTACAGGGTAGGACACCACTATGGATGGCTAGAACGTGATGGCGACATGAAGATAGCCATTGCTAAGAAGAACGAGGAGGCTAGGGCTAAAGAACAGGAACTAGGCTCTAAGTTACAGGATCAGGAAAGTCAATTACGAAAGGCACAAGATGATATCAAGAAAAAGCAGTCTGCTATGCATGAGCTTGCTAGGACTGGTCGGTTGCGGCTCCCCGCCCCAAGTTGTCCACAAGCCAGTCCAAGTGCCTCCACTCCCGTTGGAGATCCACAACCCGTCGATCCCCCTGAAACCGAACTTGAGCGACAGACTATTGCAGCTCTTATCGACATCGCAGCAGAAGGAGACAAAGCCATCACCAAGCTCAACGCCTGTGCCTCAGCCTACGAAGAAGTAAGGAGAATCGTGAATGGTCAGTAAAGAACAACTCAAAGAACTTCATATTGATCCTGTATGGGAAGCGGCACTAAACACCACTTTCGACAGGTTTGACATCTCTACTCCTTTTCGCCAAGCGGCTTTTATTGGTCAAGCAGCTCACGAGAGTGGAAACTTCAAAATGCTTGTTGAAAACCTGAACTATCGTGCAGAAACGTTGATGAAGGTATGGCCCAAGCGTTTCCCCACTTTAGAGTTTGCCAAGCAATATGAACGTGATCCTAAGAAGATTGCTAACTCGGTTTATGCCAACAGAATGGGCAACAGGGATGAGGCTTCAGGGGATGGGTTTCGTTTCCGAGGCAGAGGTCTTTTTCAAACCACAGGCCATGCAGGGTACTATCACGCAGGGCAAGCATTAGGAGAGGACTTTGTGATGCAACCTGACCTAGTGGCTACACCTCAGTACGCTGCACTCACAGCAGGCTTTTTCTGGTCTACGCATAAGCTAAACCAGTATGCTGATTCCCGAGACTACAAGATGATGACCAAAAAGATCAATGGGGCTTATATCGGCTTAGAAGATCGAATGAAACATATTAACCATGCTTTAACTGTATTGACTTAACTCTAAAGTTATGGGTATAAGTTTCATTTTCTGCTTTTATTCTTACTGATATAGCTTCGTTTAAATCATCGAAATAGCCAAGGGAAATACGTTTGCCATAGTGACCTATGCGAACATTCCATTTCTTGTCCCTACTGTGCCATGTAACACCTGGATAGCCAGTCTTACTATTTTTGTAGACTTTCTTGTTTTCCATGTTTTGCTTGCGAGTAACATCACGCAAATTTAATATTGTGTTATCACTTGGATTGCCATTGATATGGTCTATTTCGTTATCAGGCCATTTACCATAAACATATAGCCAAGCAAACCAATGACCCATGTATAGTTTGCCTTTGTAAAGTATTCTCAAATATCCATTTTTGTCGTATGTTCCTGCAGCATTACCTGCTTGCATACTGTTACATGGTCTGACCAACCAAGTAAAAGTTCCTATTTCTGGATCGTAGTGGAATAACTCTTTGAGTCTCTCTTGTGTCAACATAAAAATCCAAACAAAAAAGCCCACAAAGACAGTCTCGGCTAATGCCGTGGGGAGACACCGCTAGTACGATGCAGACTGCCTTAATGGGCTTACTAGAATATCTCTCCCCAGAGATAACCAAAGTATAACCTAAGAGTTCTTTTCTTTCAACTTGGATTCAAAGAATTCAAAGGCAGCTACTTTGTCAAAGTCGGATAGTTCAAGTGCTTTAATCCAATCATCATCATCAATTTCAACCCATGTGCGCTGTGGTGGGGCAGTGTAAAGCTCTGCTTCATGCATGAACTGCTTGTCTGCAATCCAATTCACTACGCCATTATCTGCATACGCCACAGGTTCATAGTGAGGATATGGCTTTTCAACAAGCACTACACCTTGGCCTGTCTCATATGCTTTGACTGCTTCAGAATTCCACATTGATTTGCTCATGTGTTCTTACTCCTTAGTTTAACTTCAATAGCTCGGGCAAAGTGGATGTCCATGTGTTGATGAGAAAACGCACAATCAGCCGAAATTGAAAGAATCTCATCCTCTGTCAGTTCAGCCCATGTGCGCTGTGGTGGGATGTAATAAATTCCTTGTGGTGGGGTGGTGTAGAGAGGGCCAGCAACGGGTCTGCCGTTTTTCCATTCAATTCGCGTTTGCGGTATTGATTCGTTTCCCATCAATGGGCGCACATGAACTATCGCCACAGGCTCTTGCTCTGGCTGTGCCAAGGCTTCTTTAATAAGAATGGCAAATTTGCTTCCTTGTGCGTTTGTTTCAATGTACTCAAGGCACATCTTCAATGCTTCGTCTTTAGTCATGCTTGCCCCCTGTTGCGAACTTCATCGGCAAAAGCTTCTGCTGTTCCCGTGCCGTCAATAAAGGTCAATGTTTCGCACCATTTTGCACACGCCTCACGCTCCTCGGCAACAACCCTTTCAACAAGTGTCATCAGGTGCTGAGTGCTTACGTGCCAAGACTTGTATTCACGGTTTTCATCTATGGCCTCATGCAACATAAAGGCCACTTGCTCTGCGTTGTATTTCATGACTGCCCCCTTAACTTCAGGCCGCGCTCATTTAAACGCTCGATGATTTCTTTGAGGCTTTTGCGTCCCAAGTTGGGAGTTTTTAGCAATCGTTGCTCGGTGCACCCAAGTAACTGCGTGACTGTGTAAATTTCTTCCGCTTTTAAACAATGCTCAGACCGCACAGTCAGCCCAAGGGCTTCAATCCCATCAAAAACAATAGCCTCAGTCATCGCCCATTTATTCAAAATTTCCTGTCTGCGCTCTATCATGTCTTCTGCAACACGGTACGCATCACGGGCTGATTGCGGGGAAGCCTTCAACACCTCAAGTGCTAAATGGTCAAGTAGTTCTTCTTTAGTCATTGGTAGTCCTTACATGAATGGTGTTTGGCATCTTCACGGTTTGTCCATGTACCCGTGCAACCTGTACATTTAAATTTCCCTGCGGCGATTGAAAACTTACCCGTCAACCTCGGCTCGGGTAACTCAAGTTGCTCGGCATAAACATGCTCGGCTACCAAAAGGGCAAACAACTCAAGACCCTCCGTGTATGTTGGCTTGCCAACAAGACCAGCTTGTTCTGCCATGCGAATAATGTCTTCTCTGTTCATACCTTGCCCCTGTTTAAATACCAATGCCATCTGCGCTTCTTTGCAATCAACTCAAGCTGCTTCAACGCATACTTCTCCACTGTCATGCCTAACTTCTCAGCAAGCAATACTTCAGAGTAAGACAAATTAATTTTGCCTACCCTGTTCTCCCCCCTGACTTTGCGTACCATCATGATTCATCCTTCGCATACAAAGCCACAGGCTTATAAACACTGGACGGCTTCTTCAACCTAAAGTACTTGTGGCCAACAGCGTTCTCACACAGATAACCAACCGGCTGCTCTAAATACTTTGCATAAAAAGCATCAATTAACAAAGTAGAAAAATGCTCAATGTCACCATGCAGGGTCAACCCGTTGTCTTCAATCAATTTAAAGATTTCTTCTTTATCCATTCCCCTTCTCCTCATACGCACTGCACTCTTCCAACCAAATAGGGTCAAAGTTCCACGGCCAATGGAACCAACCCTTCTGCGCAGCACGTGCATTGCCAGAGATCAAAGCCTTGGGCTCCAAGCATTGGATGTGATGCGTCATGGGTAAAGGATCACGGTTCACGCACTTGTGGCAATCAGGCCGAAACCCGTCCACAATCTTTTGAACGTCCTCT